CCTTGTTAAAGGGGCCATCGGGGCCATCTTATTAAGGTAATTATAGGATTATTTTAGAAAAAATAGAAAAAATTATGCGGAGTTCTTGGAGAATCAAATCCAGGAGTTTCTGCATTGTAAAAGAATAAGTTTTGCCACGATTTATAATCGTGATTTGGGAGTGGTCAAAGACGACTTGTATTGCAAATCTGCGACGAATCGCTTCAGAGAAATACGAAGTGTTAATTGTGTTGATGTCTTGATTCGTCGTCAACATTACCACTAGTGGGGCTAGAAGTTTGCCCTTCAATTCCAAGTTTGCGAAATTGGGTCGATAAGGAGCGCTCGATATCATCCTCAGGAACCTCTCCAAGTCTGGGGAGTCTCCTTGGCGTTTTGGCATGAATTCGTCGATCGCAATCACAACCGAGTTCTGAATGCCATCCTCGAATTCGTCTAGAGCACTCATGAAGAAGGTTTTGTGTTCGAAGCATTTGACAAGTAAACGGCACATCAGTACGGTCTTGCCTGCTCCTGGCGTGCCTCGAAAAAGGATTGCGAGGGGTTGTGGTCGAACTTTCTCTAGGTGTTCGCTCGATGCTATCTTCAAAATGCTGAGCTCTGAATTGATCATTTGGATGGATTCCGTATTCTTCGGCGAAATGTTGAGATGCTCTAGCGTAGGAATTTGAGTAGCCTTGACGCTGTCTGCTTCCCTTTTGGGTTCGTGCTCTCCATGACTTCCTCGATTGCGTTCCTGAGTGCTTCTCGACATGCTGAGTTGGAGTCGGCGTAATAATTGGGATTGGTGATGATGTAGCCAAGTTCGAGTGCTGAGATGAGGATGAGTCCATAGACATTGTCACAAATTATTTGGAATTTGAGTTTGTTATCGGATTTCGGATCGTATAGTGTCCAGATCTTTCTTTTGCTATCTTTAATCAATGGGATAGCGTTAAGTTGGACGAGGAGGTTGAACTGGTGAGCGAGCATAATTAATTATTTGTAATCGAATTAAATACTGCTCTTTGCTCTGCTTTGAATTTGTTTATATGAGATTTGATCTTATTTTTCTCATTTTCTTCTCTCTCCTTGTCTTCTCGCTCTTGTTGTTTGCGGATCCTCTCCTCCTTTGCTTGCTGCTGGTAGTGGTATCTTCTCATCCTTGAGATGCCTGCTCTGTAAGCGATGTCCTTCATCTTTGCTTCGGGAACACGAATTTGTGATGATTGTTTTCCAAACTTCCTCTTTTGGGTTCCTCCAGTTGGGACGTAGTGTATGGGATTGCTGGAGGTTGCTTCAACGATGATTGCGTCCTTCGATTTCAAGAAAGATAGAAGTAGAGGTGCGAATTGCTCTGCGGTGTGTAAAACTTGACCAACGGTCTCAAAGAAATCTCTAGTTCCAGCATTTCCGATGACGAGGTCAGCGACGAGATCTTCAGGATTACGATTTTGATCTTCTGAGCCAACTTGGTTAACAAGATTGCAAACAGCTGGTAAACCGATGCCTGCTAGCATTTCACTTACAACTGTTGCCGGATTTGTGTTAAGAGGTTGTTCTGACCAGAAAATTGAGTGAGAGTCCAGAGGGCCCTCAGGCAAATAATCTAAGCTAGTGTTAACCAAATACAATCCGGGATCGTTGAAGTGAACGTCCAGCAGTTTAGGTGTATCAGTGTCTACCATTCCTGATTCTCCAAGGATATCAATTGGCGTTGGTGTGATGATTTTGCCAATAAAATGGAAAGTCGCAAATCCGTCATCGAATTTTCTCTCGTAGACTGGGCCAACTTGAACTGATGCTGTAACCCCAGTGTCTTGGTCAACCAACATGACTACGAGTGAATCAAAACCTAGTTCTCGATCCTCAATGGTAGAGTTCTCAGGAATTACCCAAGGATATTTGATGCTGAAATCGATGTTCTTTTCAGTGATGTCGATGGAATTGATAGTGACTTGATGCGTGGAATCTGGTGGTTGAGCTCCCACTTTAGTTTGAATAGTGAAAGTCCTTCTGTAAATCTCAGTGAAAACACCGCATCCTTTCTTAGAGAAAATCTCAGTGCCATCTTTTGATTGTGCGTTGATGACGTTTTCAAGTGGCAACTCATTTATAACTTCAGATGGAAGAGCGACCATGAGTGGTGTGGGATTTTGGTTGATGGAGGTTTGGGGCAAGGTGACCCTATCGACCCATCTCTTGTCCTCTTCGTCGTCTCTCGGATTTTGGGGCTGGAAATTGTTTATTTCTCTAAGAATGACGGAGTCATCGCTTGATCCTGTTCCTGGGGGCATTGGATATCTGAGCTTGAGTCCTTCAGTTGACATTCTGCAAGTTAGACGAATTTCGTTGGTACCTCCGTCTGCGATGTTGGCAACAACTTGTTGATAAACTAACAGTGCCACAACGCCTTGCGATTCATCGGTCCTGACTATTGATGTAAGATGAGACCAGTGTGCCTTTAGAACTTGCGCCTGATTAGGATTTGGGGAGAAGATGATCTTTTGGCTTTGTCTATCGCAGATGTTGAGTTTGACATTTCGTGGGAAGGAGTTAAATTCGTCGAGTGACATGCCTGGAATGAAAGCCAAGATGAATTTTCCGTTGGTTAGGGAGCCTTTAGAACAGATGATTTCGTAGTTGATGCACGCGTAGACCATTTGCTGGAAAACTGTGACAAGATGAGCGCACATGGTTGGTGGTAGGTCTTCTGCTGGTTGGATTGCTGGGTTGGAATTGATGGCGAAGAGGACTTCTCCATACTTGTAGTCGTCTGTGTTGGAGATAGTCTGATCCCATACGGCTGATGAAATTTGGCCGGCTTCGTTGAAATCATACCACTTTGATCCAGTTTCGCCTGCTGTTTGGATGGACTCAGTTGATGAAGGTGCTGGTCTAACCTCTGAGGGTGATTGTTGATCGTCGGCGATTGTTGTCATATTGATGTTTATGGAAAGGTTGATAAAGGAGATTAACTAATTAATTATTTGTAAATTAATTAATTACCCTCCTTTAAGTTCTTAGAGAAAACTATGTTGATTGTTTTGTCTGAGTAGAATTCTGAGCCGAATTTTCCTTTTGCAATGCAAATCAAAGCGTTCATAAAATTGTGGGAAAGCTCGGTGCCGAAGACTTGACCACATATTCTCTCGCATTTGATTTGCCCAGCAAAATTGATTATTCTAGTAGCAATGATATCATTAACAGACTCCATCATTTGCTTCTTGGCTTGAACATCTTTTGGTTTGAATGTTTTCGAGAGGACTTTTGATCCTCTGCGACAAACATCCAAAACGCAACCTTCACGACATATGACCATATCGGTGAACGAACAGTGTGAATTGGAGATGAAGAGTTTTGTTTTCAATCCACAACTTTCCAATAGTTGCATGTTAGTTTTGTTGATCTTAATGTTTTCAGCAACTATGGCACTATCATCACCCTTGAAAGCAGCTAAGGCGACGCCTTTGATGTCTAAAATGAACGAGACCCAGATGGTGTTCCAAACTGTATTGAATAGCAGGGTTGCAACTTCACCGGAATCTTTCATCCAATTGACGAAGATCTTTAAAACGCCTGGAATGTCTATCATTCTGGAAGACAGCTGTTGAGTGTAGGTATTGGCCAACACGTGATCGATTCCAGAATAATATTGCAGTAGTCTTGTGCACAATTTTGGCATTAGCTGGTTTTGAGTTGAATCAAATTCTGTGAAATCATTCTCTCCAAACTGAAGTTGTTCTGATGTGTTCTGAAGCATCAACTCATCGATTTCCTTTTGTATTTCAGCATCCGCCCTGCCTGATGCATACATGAAGCCTTTTCCTCTGTAATTTCTCAACATGTTATCCACAACATAGCAATGGAATTTGAGGACCATGTTCTTAACTTTGGAATGTTGCGCTATGCATTGTCCGACTTTGAAGGATAGATTGTAGTATAATTTTCCTTTCCATTGCGTTTTGTTGAAACCACTCACTCTGTAATCTTCGAGAGCAATCAATTCGTTCTTGTTGAAGGCTTCTTGCATCAGAGTTCTGTCTTTCATGTCCATTTTAAGGAATGCATCAAGCACGCATCTACACATTAGATCATCTAAATCGGTATCGGCTAATTCTTCGATGGTGGGCAAGAACTTGAACATGACGTTCTCGAGCTTGGATATGATGTCATTCTCCTGAGTTTCTGTCAACCTCTTGACTTTCTTACCCAACCTGCCAGTGAATGTGGCCGCAGTTTCGGCTGAACCGGCACTTTGTTGGATTGCAGAGCCGTGATACTCGTGAAAACCGTTGGCATCCTGAATTGTATCATCAGGTATCTCAAAAGCCCTTGATTTGTAGGATACTTTGCCTGCAGCATCAAAATCAGTTATGATATATCCTTTGACGTGTTCTGATGTGATTGCGTCATCATGTAAACCTGTGGCCATTACGTTCTCGTTTATGGCTAAGATTGATGCTTGCAAGGTGCAATCAGTTTGCACTGGTAGATCAAAAGCAAGGCTGCGATTTATCTGCAGAGTTTTAAGACCACCTGAGACTGAAACATCTGAACCATTCATGGCTATGACATCACCGGAAGCTGGTATGCTGATGATGGCGCTTCCATCTCCATCACGAGTGACGAATTTGGTGTCTATAGTCCCGACCACCTGAGTTGTGTAATTTTCAATACCGGCAGCCGCTGGAGAAGTTTTGTATTCCAGGACATGGTTGTATGCTGATCCAGTTGCGTAGCTCTCGATCTTGCTGACTTGTCTGTTGTTTAGTCCTCTTTTGGTTTCGGAATAGCTGGAGAAGTGCTTTGATACATCCGTGTTCTCTTTCTTGGAAATGTAGAACATTTTCTTTGGGATTATTGGATTGATTCCCAAATACTTTTCCTCATGATTGTGTGATGAATGAGTTGATGAGGTGCGTAGGACATAACTGAATTGATTTAATTTGTGGATCTCGTATTCGTCAATATCTAGGTCATCGATGTCCACGTCTATTCTGTGGATGATCTCTACAAAGAACTCTGGAACTTTGATTGCCGAGGTGTTGCTGCGATCCCCTTTCCATCTGACAAAGGTCTTGTATTCATGCTGGTAGTGAATGTCGTATTTGACTTCTGTGGCTGTGGATGGAAGTGCGTTGGAAAGAGTGCATTCAAGAAGACTAGAATTGAGTGGGTTCTCTACTGGGAAATAGAATGGGATTTCTGTGATTTGAATTGGAATTTGTGGATAAAGGATTGGTGGAGGAGAAGAAAAGTCCACAAGATTTTCGCTAGGGGCGGACGGCACTGGATGAACTTCAACGTTGGTGAAGTGATCTGTATTGTCCATTGCTAGTGGTTCTTGGGTGTTTTCTGATGCTGGTGCTGTGGGAAGTATAGTATCATCCGGAGCAGTTATGCTGTCGGAGATTGGAGGAGGAGTGCGAAAGTAGGAACCAAGTGACTCAATGTCTGTTATTATAGTGATCTTCTTCTTGTGGCGAGTGTCTCCAACATTGAGATAGCATACTTCTTGGTGTAAGTTTGCTGCTCTCATTGGAATAATGAAGAGGATTTCATCCACGGAAACGCCCTGGCCTTCATCGCAAGTTGTGATCTTGTTATTTGGGAAGGTCTCTGAGAGTTCTTTCTTGTCTTCTTGGTAGAGACACATAATGTGGACATTTTCTTCAACATTCATGCTCTTTGCATGTGCGAATACATCTGGTACGCATCTGAAATCGGTTTCTCCTAATTCCTCGCTTGTTGTTGTTGTGCCATTAGGATAACCAAAATTGGATCTTCTTGCCATGCAGTCGAGTGGAAGTCTCCTTGAAACAGTGCAATTGTAATCTGTTGGCCAGTCGACGACCGTGACACTTCTTTTAGATCTGTTCCTAAATCCAACCTGAAGGACATCACCGTAAGCGAATATCTTGGCATTCGGGTAAGCCGCTCTTAAGCATAAGAACCAAGCTTTTGGAAGTTTGGTTGCTTCGTCCACGTATATCTTTGGGCAGGATGGATCAGGATTCTTGAAAGCTACTTCATAGGTAAGGCATATGATCTTCTTGTTTTTATCGTCAAGGTAAGTTTTCATCAAGTTGTTGGATGGTGCAATAACGATCTCATCCTTTTGATATGATTTCTTGATGTCCCAAGATTTGCCTTCGCCTGGAACTCCGTTGTGCCAGTTTATCTGGACTGAGCCGGATTCACATTGAGCTGCAAAGTTTATTATGGCTCTTTTGGCGCTGGAAAGGTTTTTGTGTGCCATTTCATCTATGGAAGTTCTCTTGAAGTCAAGATCAATATCTGCAAGTTGGTCTGTGAGTGATCTTGCATACTCTTTGGCTTCGATCTCTGAGATCTCAAGATCAAAAACTGTGAAATCAGCTAAGGAATGATCTTTCAATTTTGCTGGTTTTATTTCTGTTGTTTTCACAATGGCATCTTTCATGAGGATTCTGAATGTTTCCTCGTCACGAGCGGCATTCCTGAAATGATAGGTGAAATAGTTCATCCTTCCTTCAATTTCTCCTGCAGTGAGTCTTAGGCAGGGTTTAGTGGGATCAACTAAAACTCTGATCTCTTGTGATCCAACCTTTGCGTATGCTTGCCTGTAGAAGTCTCCATTGATGCGAAAAACATGATCTTTTGAGACGTGAGATAAAGCTCTGAGCTTTATGCAGCTGAGTTTGAAGAATTGTGTGAAGCCATATTGAAGTCTATACTCGTCTAAGGGGTCACCTCCAGTTGAAATGTCTGAGTAGAAATAATCGGCTTTAAGTCTTTTGATGCAGGTCATGCAATAGTCAGTGATATGATCGCAGCCACTCAATCTTAGGAGCGAATTGATGTGATTTGGCATTTGACAATCTTTGGGATCTAAATGTATGATTGTGAAATCTTCCAAGAATGACGATGCAATGATACTCATGCTATGACCGGGAGCGCAGCCTGCGTAGATGACGACCGGCTTAGTTGAACTCTGATGATTGAGTTTAACGTTGTGCAAGAAATAGACGAATGATGAGGCATTTTTCTTGCTTGGATTGTGCATCCCATGAGCCTTCCATACCGACGTGCTGCCGGTCATTGAACTTAGGTAAATTGGTGGTCTTCCTAATTGTTCAATAGGTCTTGAGACCTTCTTTGGGGGCTTTGCGACAAAAGTGAGGTCTTCAAACTCATAGACCTGAAGTGCAGCGAGCAAATGTTCCTTGGTCCAATGTTTTTGGAACCAGAAATTTTCCCACTTCTCTAGCAGACTTGAAACCCAAGCCCAATGCTTGAACTCATTTTTAAGTAGTGTGAGCTCATGGCCAATGATCTTTGATGATTTGGTCCTTTGGGCGACAGCAATAACGAAGATGCTGATGGCGATGTCAATTGAGAAGTTATCAATGTTTGGGTCTCTGGTTCTGATCTGATTGTTGCCAACGAATAGAGAGGCATTGCTAGCTTTGATCTGGGTGATGAGCGTTTGCATAGTGGTCTCATTGCTGGTGTCAGTTTTCTGACGGTGAACTGCAGAAAGAAAATCGTTGGCTTTTGACGCTGGCATAACAAACCAATATTTGGATTTGTTCTTAAGATTGCCTGCGCTGAAATCTGGCCTGTAAGGGGCTTGTCCATCGTTTACGAGTGCAACGACGTTTGGAACTAACACCATGTCTTTCATGAATGGTGGCATTCTGTATTTCATGCGTGATTCGGCTGGTCTGTTGAGGACGCGATTGACCTTGATAATCTTAGTGTGACCAACTGAAGCAACAACTTCAGCTCTGTAATAGGAGGTTTCTGAGGCCCAAGTTTGTGTTGTGGCCCAGAAATGCCAATTCTGCTCATTGTGAGTGTAGGCTTTGGAACCTGTGCTGTCGACATAGAAGGAAATCTTCTGTTCTTTAAAGAGAAGTCCATCTGTATGTCGTTCAACATCATATGAGAGATTTGGGAAAACACTGTCCATCTGGTAAACGACTTCATATGGTGCATGTATGGTGTAGAAAGCAATGTGTGCTTTGGAGTTTTCCATAATCATGTTGAATGTGCTTGGTTTGATGTCGTATATGGATTGGTGAAAAATCACGCAATCTGCTTGATGGATACAGTATTCTGCTCCTTTTGTACAAAGAGTTGAGTTGTCGAGATAACCAATGTTCGAATTGTTTGTGACAATGGCTATGGCTCTGGGATCTGAGGAAGATTGAAGTTTATACAGATCACGCTCGAAACGTGCATCATCATCAGCATTGTCAAGCTTCTGTGCGAAGTGACTTGGGAGTCCTTTATTGTGCCATTTCTTAAGTGATTTTAAGTATGCACAATTTTGATTTGGGCCGAAGATGGCGCTGGCTAAATTAGCGCCAACTTCTTTGACTGATGAGTAGGATTGCACAAGTTCCATTAAGATTTCATAAGATCTTATGGAAAGGAGTCTTTGGATGGGATGTTCAAAAATTCTTGCTTTTTCGCAAAGTAGAACATCGAGACCTGTTTCAGATTTGAAAGTGGACCTTTGGTGTTCGTCTAAATAGACGTGTGAATGAACTGAGGAACCTTCGATAGCTTTGACTCTTTGTTCAACCCATTTTGAGGTTGTTGATGTGACGACTTTTGCGACATCATCATGATTGGGTGATAGAAGGCGATCTGCTTGGAGATCGAACTTGGACATAATGCCTCACTGTGGCTTTGGGTAAATAATAAATAAATAATAATAGTTGTCTTGCTTGTTAGCATAGAAAACATAAATAGTAGTAACGGCTTTGTTAGCGAGATCGGAAGAGCACA